GAAAGCTGCTCGACAGGCTCATCAGCGTAGGCCCGTCAATGAAAGTCTGGAGTCGGCTGCTGTGCCTCGTGCGCCCCGACCTTTACTGCACCGTAGCCGCTCCCTCGGTTCGCAAGCAGCTATCGAAAGTGCTGGACATGCCGCAGAGCGATTTTCAGACGCGGCAAGGATACACGAGGTTGTTGAGGCTGATCCACGCCTCGCCGTGGTTCCAGGCGTCAAGACCCAAGGCCCCGGACGCGGCTGACATATGGAAGCGACGCGCGGCCTTCCTGGACGCGATTTTCTACGAGTATTAACCCAAAACGCGTTAGGATGGAGCCATGGTCAGCACGAGACGGCTTGCCTGTTGTCGGATGGCCCTTGCGCTACTCTGGGGGACGGGCGGACTGGTGGCTCAAGTCTCCACCCCTGGTACTGTCTCCCCGGTTCGGTCTTTGGTCAGCCGATATGTCACGGCCCTTCAGCGGCGGGACCACAAGACCATTGTTGAACTCAACGAGGGCATCAGGGGCCATGAATTCGTCATCATGCATGACAACCCTAAATTCCTCTGGCCAAAGCTCATAGCTGACTACCGCGAGCGAAGGGTGCGAGAGCTCAAGGGCGAAGATGTGAAGCCAATCGATATGGATGATATCGGCGATTTCACACGCAAGCAGATCAACGAACAGCTCTCCCTGCTCCCACCGGAATGCAAGTGGGCAATCGCTGAGATGCGCCCTGGAAGCGATCTAGCTGGCCATCGGTTCAACGACATTTTCGTGACAGTGACATATTCGGCGCGCGAGGCCTCCCCAAGAAACGCGGGAGGAAACCCTCTTCAGGGCACGATCCTGAAATTCTATGTCATGGCCCCGGACAGAAGCGCCGGGGGGGTGGAGTACTTCGGGCGCATCGTGACCGGGGATGTTCCGTGGAAAATTCTCCCTGAGTGACGGCAAGACGGTTTGGTCCGGCGTAAGCAATTGAAGTCAGTTTTTGGCTCCCCTGACGCCAACGAATGTACTTGGTCTGAGAAGACGGGGCGGGCGTTAGGCGAATCAGCATCGAAGAACGGGCATTCCTGCGGACCGCTTCGTCGGTACCCGGAGCTCACGGAATCTGAAAGTCAAGGAGCGGAACCCGTGAAACGAGAAGGGACAAACCTGCCACTTTTGAGAGTGACCGTCGGCACTGTTCTTGCCGCCTGTGTGCTCACGTCGTCTTGCTCTTCGCCATCCAACCGCGAACCGCCTGCCGCAACGCTGGTTACTTGGGGCGGGCTGCGTTTCGGGATGACATCCGACCAGGTTCGCAATGCTTTGAAGGGTCGTCGGTATGAAGACCACACCAGGATTCACGAGAAAGGAAGATGGGGAGTGGACCTTCTTTACGGATTCATCCTCCGTGACATTACTGTCGATAGATACAAAGGTGAGGCCGCCCTCGCATTCGATGATAACAAAACTCTGACTGAGATTACCCTTTATCTCGTGGGCATGGAAAACTGTACAGATCTGGCTAAGTTAAGCATTCCTCTCCGGGTCAAATTGGTGGAGGACATCTCCAATATGCTGCTGGAACGTTACGGAAAGCCCATCGGTGAAACCGGCGAAATCCCGGCGTCAGATCAGTTGATGCACTACTATCTTCACCGACAGAACTTTGACGTCTTCAAGAGTACGCGAATGTGGAAGTCCGAGGGACAATTGATCAGAGAGGACCTCTCCTTGGCCGGGGAGACCGGCTTTTTCTTCATAAGCTACAAGCCCGAGAATCACGAATTGTGAGCGCCCGATTGATGAGGGCTGGTCCGCCAAGCGCTTCCGGCGAGCCAGCTTCATCATGAACATGACACGCCCCAAGAATTATCGGCTGACTGAGCGCAGCCAGACGCGGCCAGCCAAGACTCAAGGAAGTCCGCGAGGCTAAGGAGGGAATATCGGCTTTCACGAACGGATCGTCAGGAGAACGCTCTCCGCCGCTCAGAAGTTCCAACCTCGACAAGACCCTTTGGGACGGCTGACCGTATTTCTCGCCAGTAACCCCGCAGTATTTACGTTCCGGCTCATTGGCCGGATCGTCCCACTCGGAAGCAGCCCCTGATTGCTCCTCGTAGCTCAAGCCACCTCCACAAGTTCCAATCCCTGCACGTTCGTCCGCGCGATGTCCGTGGCCTGCGCCCAGTTGCCACGGAACACTACGTTCACGCGCCCCTGCGTGTTGTTGCCAGTGGGATCGTAGTTGCTGCCGATCTGTTGGCCCGACGCCACGTCGAACGGGTTGTAGAAGGCGAACGGGGTCAGGCCGGCGTTCTGGGACACCCAGAAGCCGTACAGCGCCGAGAGCACCGACGCGCTCAGGCGTTTGCTGAGCCGGAACGTCCGGCGCGAGGTTTGCGCAAGCTGCGACCGCTGGATCGTGCCGTCGTGATACTGGTTCTGGAGCTGCACAAACTCGCGCACCTCAACGAAGGCGGTACAAAGCGAGGCCGGCATCACCCCGTTGGGGGCGGATTGGATCAGGTTTCCTGGCACGGGATTATGCGACGGTAAGTCCGGGCAACTGCATGTTGGCCGATTGCTGCGTGCGCCCGTAGCTCGAATACTGCGCCGCCATCGCCTGGTCGGTCACGAACTGCGGCGTGACGAACTGGCCCGTCATGAAGTTCGCGGCATCGTTGCCGCTAATGTTCAGCGAAAGGTACGTCGCACCGCTGCCGGCAGCCGTGTTCGGGCCACCGGGAGTGGGATACGTCCCGGCCGCGATTCCGCCGAGCGTTGGGATGCTGGAGGCATATACGTGAGCCTGGCCATCCTGATAGCTGGCCTGTTGATACAGCTTGCCACCCTGCTCCACCAGGCTTCCGGCGTAGGGCGTCGTGGCCGACAACGGCATTTTCTGGCCGGTCGCCTCCGAGTACAGCATCACGAGTTGACGGACGCTCGGCGACCGCACCGCCACCGCGATCTGGCCGCCGAACTGCGACTGGGCGATCTGGACCACCTGCTTGATGGTGCCGCTGTTCGGCGGGATGTCCACGCCGTAGATGCTCCTGATGTCGTCGTGCGCCTTCCTCTCCGGCGACTCCACGCCAGCGAGCTTTTCGCCAACCCCAATGAGAAATCCCGCCGCCCCGCCGATCAGCGCACCGAGCGGGCCGCCCTGTTGGAACCCAATTGCGGCTCCCCCGGCGGCGCCCTCGCCAGCCCCTTTCCATGTCCCCCGATCAGATCCCAGGAGCCCGTGTTCGGCCAGCATCGATCCGCCAGAGAACAGCGCGGCCCCCGCCACGCCGCCTACACCCGTAATCTTGCCACCGGAATCCCCGGTCTGGACGTCGTTGCCGTTTTCATCCGTGCCGTAGGTCGGATTGGACGGGCTACGCTTGAAGCTCCCCCAGTTCGTGCCCTTGAAGTTGCTGACGATTCCAGCCAGACCGTTCGATCCGCCACCACCAGCCGCACCGCCGCGCCCCCCGCCAAACAACATCGCCAGCGGATTGAATCCGCCCGTTCCGCCCGGTGCCCGATTCAACGTCGGCGTCGCCGCCGATGCACCGGACCAATCCTCCTCGATTCCCCCGGTGAACGTACCCGTCCCGCCGGTCGTCGCACCAGCCGTACCCCGCGCGCCGCCGCTGAACAGCGTTGCCATCGGGTTGAATCCAGTGCCGCTGGAACTCCACGGAGCGGGGGAGTAGCCGCCCGCCGCCGTAGGTGCGCTCATCTTGGCCGGCGCCGAGATCGATGGGATGGAAATGCCCAAAACGCCAGCGGCACCAGCGGCGCCACTCGGCAAGGATGGAGCAGCCACGCCCATAGTGGCCGCCAGAATGCCCGTCAAAGCCGCCATGACCGCGCTGTTCTGCATGGTCGCGGCGGTGTTCTGGTCGGTGGACACGCGCACTGGGTCTTGCCTACCGCCCTTGAACACGCCAGCGAGACCGCCCTGCCCATCCGCGCCATAGATGAGGGGATGGAGGACGTTCGCCGCCACGCCGCCCAGCATCTCCGTAACCGGTTTGAGCACCGCGGAGTGCACCGTGTTCAGCAGATCTTTGCCGAAGTCCTTGGGCTTGGTGAACAGCACGTCGAATAGCTTCTCGGCTTGTTTCTGCAGGCTGTCAAACTGCGATTGGATCTCCTGCTGTTGTTTCTGCAAGATCTGCGCCCGCTTCTCGTCGAACTGGTCCTGCGCCTGCGCGATTTCCGTGAACAGATCCTTTTGCGCCTGCGCCGCCAGGACCGAACGCTTCGCCGCGTTCTCTTCTTTCGAGATCCGCTCCGCTTCGATGCCTGCCAACTGAACGGCCAGGTCGAGCCGGGTCTGGTAGGCTTGTTGCGCGGCCGCCTCTTCCTTCCGTGCCGCCGTTTCCCGCCTTTCGGCATCGGACATTGCCCTCGGCGTTTCCTGGCCGGCAGTCAGTTCCGCCATACGCGCGGATCGCCCGGCGCGCCGCCGCAACTCATCCCGCTGCGCCTGGACTCCGAGGTCCTCGATCCGCTCCTGCGCGGCGAAGCCCTCCTCCCACTCCTTCATCTGCTCTTTGGATGGCATCGTGAAGGCGAGCATCTTCCTCCTCTGCTCGGCCCTGCGCTTATCGTCTTCCTTCTCAAACTCCTCCCACGCTTTCTTCGATAGGACGGCTGCCTGCTCGTCCGCCGCCTTCCGGATCGCAGCAATCTCCGATTCCGATGCCTTCACCTGCGCGGCCTGCTTCAGAAGTTGGTCCCGCTGATAGTAAATCTTGCCAATCGCGTCGAGTTCGGCTTCATCGCCCTTCTTCTCGAACTCGGCCGCCTGGCGGCGGAAGTCCTTAAGCTGCTCCGCGCCCTTGGCGGCCGCATCCAGTGCCGCCTTCCGGCGCGCCTCGGTAGCCTGGGCGGTTTGAAGCTGCTGGCCCAGATCCTGCGCCTGGGCCTTCGTCAACGGCTTATCCGGTTCGAGCAGTTGCTTCTGTAGCCGTTCAACATCCTTCTTGGCGTCGGCGTAGGCCTTCTCCATGCCCTCGTGGGTTCCAAAGAACCGGGCGCGAATCCGATCCGTCTCTTCCTTGCCGGCGCGCAGGTCCGTCCGCTTGGTGGCCGCCTCGGCGTCCTGCAGCAGCTTCTGCAACTGCTGGATTTCGCCCTGGATGTCACTGGCGCGCTTGGCGCGGGCCTCCTCGTCAGGCGTGGGAGCGATGGCCTGCAAGATGCCAAAGTCGCCGACCAGCCGTTGCTGCTGGGCCCGCAGATCCTCGATGCGCTTCAGTGTGGCATCGCGGTTCTTCAGGATCTCCGGCGCCTGGCGTTCCAGGTCGGCCTGTTCCTTGCGGTGGGCGCTAATCGACATGCTGGCGCCGTAACCGCCCACCGCTCTGACCGCCGCGGCTTCGCGAAGCGCATCGATCTCTTCGCGATGCTGCCGCTCATCGTCGCCTGCCGTACTGAGCCAGTCGCCAACCTTCCCGGCCCACGTCACGGTGATGACAACGCCTTCTTTGAACTTGCGGACCAGCGCGTCCCACTTGGTTTCGAGCACGGCTACTTCGCGCTGGTATTCCGTGAATCGCCGGACGTCGTCCTCGGTCGGCCCGAAGCCCTGCTCGTGGGCCACGCGCAGGTTCTCGTTGAGTTCCGTCATGAACGGAATCGCCTCCACGCCCACGCGCTTGAACAACTCCATGGCGGCGGCGTCCCGCTGAAGTCCTTCCGGGAGCTTGTTCAAACCCTCGGAGATCTCCACCAGGATCTCGGACGTGGGTTTCATCTCCCCGGTGGCGGTATGCAGATCGACGCCCATGGCGCGCATCGTCGCCCGCGCCTTCTCGCCCGCGCTCGAGTTGTCGTCAGCCGCCTCTGACAGGCCGCGCATGAGGCGCTCGACAATTGAGATGTCCTGCCCGACCGCGCGCGCCGCAAAGCCGAACTGCCCGACTTGCTTGGCGGTCAGCCCGGTGCGCAGTTCCGCGTCCTTCACCCGGGTGCCGTACTCGCCGAGGCTCTTCGCTGCCTCGAAAGCGGATACCGCAATGGTGCCCAGCACCGCGGCGCCGGCCGCGACGGCGACGCCGAAGGGGCCAAGAGCCGTAAGCACGGACGACACCGCGCCCTTGGCTCCCTGGAGCGGATTCTCCATGGACTGGCTGACGCGCTCGCCGAACGAGGTGATGGCTTCAGACTGCTTCCGCAACGCCTCTTCGGCTTCCTTGGCCGCCTTGGCCGCGAGAGCCTCGCGCGCGGCCTTCTCTTCCACGGCGATCATCTTTTCATAGGACCTGGTGATCGCGTCGATGGCCTGCGGCTCGCGGTTGTATCGCTGGAGAAGTTGGTCCCGCTGGGTGATCAGCCGGTCGACACCGCTCTTGCCGTAAGTCTCGGCCTGCTTTTCGAGGGAGGCGATGAGCCGCTGGACCGAGGACCGGGTCTGATCCGAAATCCGGATGACCTTGCCGTGCGACGATTCCGCTTTCTTCTCGAAGCCGTCGAGGGCGGCGTTGGCCTTGTCCGTTATCGGGGTGACCTGGTCCTCGGCTTCGAGGATTACGCGTTCCGCTTGGTCTGCCATTTACGCTGCCTTGAGCATCACGAAGGGACGCGCCTGAAATGCCGCGAGCACGGCTTGGCGGTCGCGCAGCGATACACCCCACTGCGCCTCGCGACGGTTGTTGAAGGCGGCGATCTGCGACGCCGTCATTCGCCGGCCAGGAAGAGCTTCGTCGAGAAACCCGATCGCCGCGCGATTCTCGTTCGCGGTCAGGACCTTAAGGCACCGCAGCGTGTGCCCGCTCCAGGTCCAATCGCGGATCGGCTTCAGACCGCGGGCCGCCTTGTAATCGGGGTAACCGCGCCGGCCCGGCTGGCCGGGCTTCAGTGGCGCTGCCGCCTGGTCATAGATGTTCTGCCCGCTCTGGATGCGCGCCCGGATGGAATCCGAGAGCACCTGCGCGAAGCCCTGCATCTCCGTTGCGGTGTAAGGGGAGTAGACGAAGCGTGCGCGGCGGATTACGGTTTGAAATTTGGGCATGGTGACCCTGTTCGAGCGGGAGCGCTGGAAAGCAATGTGGCCGCTGATCTCCGGAACAGGTGGCAAGCGGCCGCCGGGCGGGCTCCGGACGTGATCGGGACTTCACGGGAGTGATCCATCAGACCAGATTTGAGGCACTGTGATTCAATTCAATAGAGCAGATGTGACAACGCGGAACGTAACCAGCCGCGACAGTCCCGGCCGACCGGAGTAGGCACAATTCCAGATTATCGGAGGTCGGCGGGCTAGGGTTTTCGGACAACCACAACCGGAAAGATCATCTCTTCTAAATAGGCCACCCAGCCGCAGCAGGAGTATACTTGCGGGAGGGGCTCGATTGCCAGATGAAAGACCCTTTGTATCCTGGAAAAAAACTGATCGTCAAGGCGTCTGAGAGCCTTGAAGACGCTCCTTTCAATGCACAAAAGCTGATTAATGAAGTGGTGCAGCCTTCCGAGCCACCACTTGAGCTAAGTCCGCCCATGGACGTGTCGACGCTACAGACGGGCTTAGGTGTGCCAGAAGGGGTACCAGCGCTCGCTGAGGAAGTCGGTGAGGGTACTGGCACTTGGGTTTGGTCAATATCTGCGGCAAGACCTTTGCTGCTTAGTCCAGAGGCAGTTGTGCTTCTAGCCGTGCTCGCCGTGGGCATAGGTTTGGGAATGCTGTGGTCATACAAGACGCCTCATGACTCCCCTGTGGCGGAAATTGACCAACAGGGCCGCATCGAGCCGAACCCCCGTCTCGACATAGCGAACAACCCTCTTCCTGATAATCCACAGCCCTTCGTAGATGCGACAAAGCCTCCCTCGGGGACAGTGGTGGACCCGTCGCCCGCTGCGTCTCCCCATGCTGGAGGCGGCAGCGCGCCTAGTGATTATCAGCCTTTGCCTCCGAAGACTGACAAATCTCCCGCAGACGGCGGTGGAACTAGGATCGAAGGCGATCAGCCGGCCACAAATGCTGGAGTTGCACCAAACAAGCCTTACGATTTCTCAGGGGTATGGCTCATCCGAAACCAGACTCTGTCGCATTCCTGGTATTGCGTCAGCCGCTTTAGCTTCGAGCACGTTAGCGAGGATCGGTACCGCGCCACTTTTCTAGCATTCGCGCAGGGGGGGTGTGTCGGCAACGCCGAATCGCAAGCACCGCCACCCTTTGTTTTCGAGTACAGAGGTGGGAGGTTCTGGGCGGTGGAAGATGGGCGGTTAGTGCCGAGCCTCTGGCAATTCGACGGCGAACAGATACACTGCCTGATACGTTTTGGCGACGGCAGGCCATCCGGTAGCGAACTCGTCATTTCCCGTGAGAAGAAGTAGTTTGCCGAGGGATTGACTTATCGCCGCCTAGAACCAGATCTAGAATAGCCCGTATCTACCCACAATCCGGAGGGAACTCCTGACACGCTGCTTTGGGCCTGGCGCTTGCAATGAAAACCCCGTTCGGCAGCGCGTCGGAGCACCTCGACGTGTTGGGAATTCTCGTCGAGGGCTTAGCTCAGGCCCCAACTGGGTGCAATCTTCCAAGAGCTAGCGGTGGCGAAGCAGAAGGAGTGTCAGATTCCGAAAGGGACACCTGATGCCAGACCATGCGCACATGTGTATAGCGATCCCGCTGCTCGGGCTCCGGGACCCGAAAGTCGGATGCACGAAGCGTCGATCCATCCTGCCAAACGCCGGTCACAGCATCTGGCGGAGAAGTGGCCGGCCCTTTGTCATTACCCACAGGGACGTCTCGCCGGCGAGCCGGGTCTTGATCGGCTACCGGGAACTCCTGCTCTTGCCGTCCCCACTGTTTGTCTGCTCCTGCCGCTCGGCTTCGATCAACTCCAGCACGCGGAGCTCCTCCTCGGTGATATCGGCCAGCGTGATCGACAGCCCGATGTTCTTCGCGTTGAGAATGCGGAAGCACCGCCGCACCAGCGTGCCGTTCGGCGTGTCCATCGCATCTTCGAGGCGGTTCTTCGGACAGCCTGGCCCATGGCTGACGTCAATGGCCTTCCAATCCGCGCCGCAGGCGGGGCAGCCATCCAACTCGGTATGGGCCGAGTAACCGCACTTCCGGCAGCGGAAGACGCGGTCGGGGCATTCTTCGTCAGGCCCGCACAGCCCGCCCTGGTGCAGCACCGACCGGATCAGGAATCGCACGCCCGGCTCTCCCGGCCAGTCGCCGGGCCCGGCTATTCCGGGTCTTCGTCAGCCTCGATGGCCAGTTGCGCGACAACCTCGGACACCGCGGCCGACTTGTGCACGATGGGCACGGCGCCGGCGTAGCCGTCGCGCGAGACGTGCAGCTTGTCGTAGAGCGCGCCGCTCGGCTCAAGGAACGCCCGCGTCTCCACCGACCTCCGCGCCGCGACGACGCTGGTGGAAGCGCGCTCGTGGTCCTGCATCTCCTTGGCGGTGGGCATCCGCAGCACGTGAACCACGCGCGCGCCGGGGACCTTCATCTCGATCCGGTAGTTGATCCCTTCGCGCCCGACGTTGGCCACGGCGCACCGCTCGATGCGGCCAATCACCATGCCGGCCTCGGCATCATCGAAGACCGGGCCGTCTTTGTCGGTGCGGATCTTGGCGAACAACTCCGCGTTGATCTTCGGCAGGTCCACATCCTCGCTCTGCGATTTCCCGCGCCCCAGAAAGTGCCGCACGGTGCGCTGCGCGCGCGCCCAGACACACCACTCTTCGTCCGAAGGGAACCGCACTTCGCAGCTCTTCTCGCCGCCCGAAAGGATCGGCACCACGAACGGCTTACTCGCGTCAAACATTCAAGCCTCCTATTGGCAAATTCCCTGTAGCGGCGTAGTGACGGTCATCGTCACCATGCCGTTGGTGGGGTCGTAAAGCTGAACGCCGGTGATCTGCAGCGTCACGATGCCATCGGTGTTTCCGAGTTCGGCCACGTTGAAGCCCAGTTTCTGGATGAGCATGGTGAACGAGTTGTTGGCGTCGCGGGTCATGGTGAACGTCGCCGTCCCGGTGGTCAGGTTGATTAGGTTCGCGTACTCGGTCGATCCCGCCTGCACGCGCACCACGAATTGCACCGCGAAGGCCCGATCACCCCACTCGAAACGCCCTTGGATCTGGTAGCCATCTTGAGTTCCCGAGCCGGGGAAGAAGCCGGGCCGGAAGTTGTTCTGCCACGACGCCTCCATGGACACGAATTGCTTGGCGCTGCCGCCGGACAGGTAGTTGATGCCGTTGAAGGTCAGCGCGCTGATCATGCCGGCGTTGAATTCATGCGGCGTGGAGATGGCCGGCAGCGTGATGCCACTGGGCGACGTGTACTGGCCAGTGGTGACGCATTCCACAGAACACATCGCGCTGGCACGGCCAGGCGAGTTCTTGATGGAGAGCTTCCAGCCTTTGACAGCGCAGCCCACCAGCATTTCGTCCAGCACCGCCGAGCCGCCGGGCCGGATCTGCTGCACGAACGAGAAGTAGGGCAGCTCGAGGCCTGTCGGGTTCGTCGCTCCCAGGGCCGGAACGATAGTGTAGGTGTACGGGCCGCTGCCGCTCACGGCGACGTTGCCCAGGGAGAACGCCATCATCCACGCGAGCAACTCCGACGAGGCGTACTTCGAGATCTCGTAGGCGGGCATGTTGTAGTGCGACTTGAAGAGCTGCGTGGGGAACTCGTGGCCCTTGCCGATTTCCGCCCGGTCATCCTCGTTCACGGGGACCTTCGCCCACGGTCTGGTATTGAGATTCGTGTGACGCCAAATGGTCGCCAGCGTGTTGGCCGTCCCGATGGCGGTCTGTTTGCCGAACCCCCAACCGTTCAGCAGTTCGCTAATGTTGGCCATGCGCGGTCCCCTCCTGAGCGGTGGCGACGGGCTTCTGCCCCACCGGCGCGGGGACCTGAATCCAGCCGGTGCTCATCAATGGTGAAAGGGCTTCCGCGGTCGCCTCGACTTCCCTCACCTCGCCCTCGGGCGAGGCCATGTGAATCAGATCTGCCATCTCCATTCCCTTTCCGATGACTACGGGTTGTAGGACTCGATCAGCCGCACCGGCACTTCGAAGTACTCGAAGGTGGCTCCGTCGGCGCTGATCACCACGGTGTTTCGGCGCGCCGAGGGCAGGTAAAAGTCCATCGGCTCGCAGTTTGGATCGACGGGGGTGTGCAGCATCCGGAGGCTGCTGCCCGCCGGCACGTCGTTCACGATCCAGTTGAAGAGATCCTCGTAGCCGACATCGGCCTCTTCCGGCGCGCGCAGGTACAACGAGAAGTCGTGGACAAACACAAGCGCATTGCCGAGCCTGCCGGGCCCGGTGCCCTGCCAGGCGATCATGATCGAGCCCGGCGGCATGGACAGGATCGCGAGGCGGATGTTGTTCTGCGTGGGCTGGCCGAAGACGATGGCATTCTCGGTGTAGAACTGGATGCGGCCGCCGTCACCGCCGAGCGCATCTACCAAGTTTGGCAGGGCCTGGAGCGCCGTTACCCACTCGGCCAGGATCGTTTTCGGGTTAATCACTGGGACTCTGCCCGGCTCGCGCCATCAGCGAAAGCTCGACCATGCCGTACGGGTCCGGCTGGCGCACCGTGGTCACGACGAACTCCGATCCCCAAGCGGTAACCCAATCACCGCGCTGCGGGAAGCTGGCAAGGTCGGAGGGATTGACGGAGATCTCCTCGATGTTCGCCGGCGCGCCGGACTCCTCGCGCACGCGGGCGTGGCGGACGGCGGCGATGGTGACCGCATCGCCCACCGCCAGGCCGGCCTGCGCGGATTGATACACCACTGGCTCGCCAAACGTCTGCTGCATGGCGGCGTTCGCAGCCGCGTCGATGGTCGGCCAATCGGACATATGGATGCGGCGGCCGCGCCTAGTTGAGCGTGATGATCGAGTAGAACACCGTCACGACCATGGTGCCGTTGCCGGTGGCGAAGGCGGCCGTGGCGTTAACAATGTCGATGCCGGTTGCGCTGGGCGGCTGGATGACACCCGTGGGCGGCGGCACCACGTTCTCGCTCGCGGCCGCGCTGGTGATGGTCGCGGCGGGAATGCTGGACGAGTGCGGCACCACGCCCGTCCCGTGGTACTGGAACGAGACCGCGCCACCGCCCGTGAACTGCGTCACACCGGGCTTCATCTGCACGATGAACTGATCGACGACGAGCACCTGGCCGGCTGCCGGCGCCGGCAGGATGCTGACCGCCGCCCCGTACATGGCCATGATCTGCGCCGCCGTCAGCGTCACCACCGCCTTCTGGATCAGCGACGGGTCGGTGTCCGCGGCCAGCACCGGGCCGAAGCCAAGTGGGTTGAGACGCACGCGCACCGTCGCATCGCCCGACGCGCCCCCGGCTGCGTTCACACCGCCCGGCTGGCTCAGCACGGCATAGCCGATCTCCTTGTTGGATGCCCCGGCTGCCGTGAGCGTGCTGGACGTAGCTAACTGGGTGGTGTTGTTCCAGAAGACCTTGTCGCCGGAGTTAAACGTGCTGGTATCTTTCGCGAGATCGAACACTCCCTCGACCACGAGCTCCGTGGAATCGCCGATGCCCTGGTTGTTAGTCGCCACGCCGAAGATGTTGCCCACCTGGCAACCCTGGCCGCTGGTCAGAGCATTGGGCGCGGCCACCGTGAGGGTGTTGCCCTTCTGAACGTAATTCTGCATCGATTCGTCTCCTGTTCCCTCCGGGGCAGCGCGCGCCGCCCCGGTCTGTTGTGGTTTGTCCCAGCCAGCCGCGCCCTACGCGCCGGCGTTCTTCTGCAGGCCGCGGTAGTCGATGGCCGCCGCGCCGAAATCCATCCGCGCCTTGATCTCGACGCCGTCGATTTCGAAGCCCTGCTTGGTTTCGATGTAGACGCCCTGCTGCCCTTCCAGGTAGCAGTACTCAATGGTGTCGATCTGCGCCGGGTCTGCGATGAAGTACCAGGCCGTCGCGCTGTTCGCGTCCAAACGTGGCTCCACCACCGGCACCAGGCTGCGGACCCACTCCGGAACCACGGCAGTGGCCGAGGAGGCAGCGAGGTTGATCGGATACACGCGCTGCAGCATGTACATTTCGAGCGCGGTAGGCACGGCGATGAAACGCGGGATGAGGTTCAGCGGCGTGCCCTGCGGTCCCTTTTGCGCCCGGAGAGCGGCGCGCGCGGCGCCGTAGGCCTTCTGCATCGCCGCCTCCGTCGCATTGACGTTCGGATCGATGCTGCTGCCGATGCCGGTCAGCAGGTTGTTGTGATTGGCGTGGAACAACGTGGTCGAGGCTTTGTCGCCCGCGTACTGCGCCGCCGGATTCGACGTGATGACGCCCCAGACGGTGTTCGATTCGCGCTGGGCGGCGGAGACGCCGAGCACGGCGGGAACCCGGGTGAACGCCTGTAGATCGTCGTTGATAATGACCTTGCGCGTCAGCGCCACGATCCCGCCGAACGTCGCCAGCGAGTAGCTGACGTTGTTGTCCGTCAACTGGATGTGGGTGAACTCGCCTTTCTCGTTCAACTGGGGAAGCGCGGGCGCGTCGGCGAGGAGCACGCGGTTGATGGGCTTGAAGTCCTGCGCCGTCACTTGCCGGCAGAACGGTTGGAACGTGCGCGGGTAGGCCTCGTAACCCTGGCGAAGGGTCTTGTTGGCGACGTTGGCCATGATTGCCGGGAAGTCCGAAGTGGATTCGGCGCCTCCCGCGAAGAACTCCGGCCCGCGCGACGGAGCCTGGAGGGCCAGTTCCGCGATGCGCGTAACGTCCATCCCGCGAACGGGCAGCCCCTTCAGTTCCAGGTACTCCTTGGCCATGTCGATGAGCTTGAAGTTGCGGTACTGGCGGCCCATTTCGAGGGCCCGGCTCTGCTGCTCCGGACCGCAGCCGTTGAGATACTCGCCGAGATCGTTGCCGTTGTGGTCCCGATGCCGCGTCAGGAAGAAGCGTGCGTCCGTGCGCAGCAGCAGCGCCATCTGCATGCAGGCCAGGCGTTGCTCCATGCCGTCGCGGGTCACGGATGCGCCGCCGTCGCCGCGGATGGGGAACCGGTCGCCATGGAGGTTCTCCTCGCCCTTGGCATTCAGTGCGGCCAGCGCGTCCACGCTGAACTGGTCCGGCGTCTTGCCGTCGGCGATGGCCTTGCGGACGAAGTCTTCGCCGAGGCTGGTTTTGAGGTTTGCGGCGCGAAACTCAATCGTCGCGACGCGCTGCCGTTCGGCCTGGACCGCCTCTTCCCGCGCGGCGGCCAGGGCCTGTTCGTTCACAACACGGGCATCCACGCCCGCTTCCTGCGTGGTCGTCTGTTCCATGGCAGGGTTCTCCTTTTGTGGGCTGGTTGCCCGGTCTGCGCTCAGAAAGCACGTATTGAAATCGGCCGGCACGGTGCACGGCGAAATCTCGAACGGCTCCCAGTCGGTGGCCTTGAACATGCCGACTTCCTTATCGTTCAGGTACGGCGGCTTGCCCTCAGGCATCCCTTCGGTCTGCAACTTTTCGCGCTTGTAGACAAACGTGCCGAAGCTGAGATTCTGCAAGATGCCAGTGCTGGCCTTGCGGAACATCTCGGCGCCGTCCGGATCGCCGAGATCGAATTGCAACGTGGCCATGCCCTTGTCGCCGTTGGGCCAGGCGCGCCGCACCACGCCCACCTGGGCGCGCGTGCCGACCTTGCCGGCCATCAGCGACTTGAAATCGTCGCCAGTGAAATGCGTGTCGAACACGGGCGCGCCGTTGTTGAGCCGGTCGAAGCGGCAGCCCTGCATGTCGAGCTGCAGCATGTAGGGTTCGCCGGTCGCGCGGTCGATCCGCGGGACCGACGCGCCGCTGTACCAGACCACGTCGATGGTGCCGTCCTTGGCGTTGGCCGTGCTCGGCAGCACTTGCGCGTCAGCGGAGAACACCTCCGCGTCGTTCCGTTCATCTTCGGTTCGTAGAAGCGGCATTGTGCCTCCTAATCCGTCCTCGCGTTGACGGCGAGGAAGTCGTTTTCACCCAGCTTCTTGAGCTGGTAGAGCTGCTTCTGCAGCCACGCCACGTGGCCCTTGAACTTGTCGTCGCCCTCGCGGTGCCACTTCACCAGGTGTTGGAGGAAGTGGAAGTTGGACATGTCGCCGGCGTCGTAGCACTGCTTGCAGAGGTCCGTGAACCGCGCGATGGCAGCCTGCTCGGCCGCGAAGGCATCGTTCAGAATCTCGGTGACGCTGTCGTGGGTCGCGGCGGGCTTCGGCTCAATCGTGGGCGCGCCTTCGAGGAACAGTAGGCGGCTCACCAGGCACTTCATGTGGTCCTCGCACTGCTCCTTGAGCTGCTTCAGGCCGTCGGCCAGAGCCAGACCGAGACGCTTGGCGTCGCGCTGGTCGAGAAGATACTGAAGCATCATCGAGGCTTCGAGATTCGCCGCCTCCTGAAGCCCCGCGATTACCTGCGGATTCCCTTTCATAACTGTCCTTTCGTGTTGAGGTGAGAGTTCAGCCACGGTAGAGCCGGGATGCTGATTCGAAGCTGCCGCCCGCGCGCGACATCCCCGCGACGAGCAGATCCTTCACCATCCCCAGTTCCTCTTCCGAGAGCGCCGCGAAGCCCTGTCCCTTGGGCTTGCCAGCAGCGGCCTTGCTGCTCGGCGTCCGTTCCTCGGTTTCCGCCGGCTGTTCCTGGCCGCGGAGCGTGGTGTTGCGCGGGTCGGTGTCGAGAATGATCTCGAACTTGTCCACCAGCTTGTTGAACAGCGCAATCTGCTCAAGCTGCGTGGTCGGGTCGAAGCCGTTTTCCAGCACGGCCTCGAACCAGGTCTTCCGCCCCATGCGGACGTCCTTCAAAACGCCCTCGGCGTCTTTCACCGGATCCACCGACTCGAACCGCGGCGCCGTCCACTGCACGTTTCGCAGCCCGACCTTCGGATCGTTGGCGACCGCCTGGGGGATCTTGCCCAGCAAAACCAGCGTGTCGATGAAGCGCCGCCACACCGGCATCGCGAACAGCGGGATCAGGGTGAGCCAGCGGAAAGCCTCCACCGTGTTGCGGAACCCCAGCATCCCGCCGCGCCAGGAGGAGTAGTTCACCTGCGACATGTCGCCGGTGCCGAGCTCATACGGCAGCCCGATGCCGGCCATGATCCCCTGCAACTCGGTCATCTTGTATTCGCGGTAGCCGCCGGCCGGCGGCGGGTTATTGAACTTGATCTCCTGGCCTGGCTTCAGATACTCCACCATCCCCGGCTGGAAGCTCTCCACAGCCAGGCCGCTCGACGGGTCGGTCCCGGCGAGGCCCAGCGGGTCGCCATCGATGCCTTCTGGCTGCTGCACAAACGCGGTGACGCACGCCTCGAGCTTCTTGCGCACCCGCTCGGCGTCGCAGTAATCGTCGAGGTCGCGCAGCGCCATCATGACCGGCGCGAGCCACGGCACGCCGCGCACCTGGCCGGGCCGCAACACCCGGTACACGTGCATGATCTGGTCTGCGGGCACCGGTTGACTGATGATGCCGCCGCGCGGGTTGAGGATGAGCACGCCGCCCGGGTGATAGCTGAACAGCCAGTAGGCGACGCGGTACCCGTGTTCGTCGAACTGCACGCCCTCCATCACGTGCCCGTTGATCAGCCCCATGGTGCGGGCCTGATCGAGGAAGTCGGCTTCCAGCATCTGAAGCTGCAGGGGCACGCGCAGGCCGGCGTCCGCGGGCCGCGGCCGGAACCGCACAATGGCTTCGCCCGATTCCGCCATGGTGCGGACGGTCAGCGTCTGCATGCCGTAGAAATCGAGGCGCTGCGGTGTGTCGCAGGCGTCGGCAAAGAACGGCCACTCGGCGTCGATGATCCTGTCGAGGGCCACGTTCCCGGTCTTGGCTTTCGGCACGATCCCAGTTCCGACGACATTGCCGGCCAGTTCTTCGATGGCGCGCGCCGCATAGGGACTATTGCGGACGAGATCGCGGCTCCGGTTGCGGAGCCAGGTGAGCGACCCCATCAACTCGACGTTGGCGTCGGTCGAGGCGGCGTACCAGCCGTTTGCGCGGCGACCGGCGGTGGCGCCTTCGTAGCGGAATCGCTGCGCGTGTCGTTCCAGATAGCCCGTGGTCAGTTCGAGCGCCACGCGACTGCGCGCCCGCTGCAGGGCAGTGCGGGGCGCCACAAAGCTGATGGCTCGGTCGAGAAGGTTCATTGCACGCATGGCTCCGGCATGAGGCACAATAGAAGAGGAAGGCGGATCCAGCCGCAGTGCTACGATGAAGTCAATACGGACGGCGCCGGGCATTCCGTCCGCTAAGGCAGGGAGACGAACACTATGACCATCCCCGCGAAATACGAAAACGGCGTCTTCAGACCCTTTGATGCCGTCCAAATCAAAGAGGGCACGGTTGTTGAAGTGTACGTTCCTGGCGATCCCCAGATTCCGGGCCAGCGCCCCCGCTCAGTTCGGGACTTCGCATTCTGCGGGATGTGGAAGGACCGTGAGGAGATGGA